CTTCTTCTTCGCTTTGTGCTTTTTGTGCTTCCGCTAAAAATGCTCTACCTATTGATGAAGATCCTAATCCTGACATAAAATTATCCATGTTAAACCTTGGACTAGCTTCATCAAACATAGGTTGTTTGTAAGAATCAAAACCCTCTTTACCTAATGTATCATACCCTAATTGTCCTAATCCATAATTAATTCTACTGCTTATTTGTGCGTTTCGCATAGCAGTGTTAGCTGTGTCTCTGTACTGTCTTGCTAAATCTTGATCTGATGTTAGATCAGCAAGACGCATATATTTATCGTAAAATTCTTTGTCCTTATCTGTCATCATGGACATTCTAACATTATCAGTTAATGCATCACCTAGTATTTGTTTATTTTCCGATGCTTTAAGTATTGGATCTATAAACAATTCTTTGCCAGCTTTTGCTAGTGAACCATAAACGCCCATAATGCCTTCTTCAGCACCAGAATATATATCTCTTAATTTATCTCCTGCTTTGTCTGCAGCTTTTGTTATAAATGTTTTGCCTGTGTTACGGCCGTATGTGCTTCTAGTAGGACTAAATCTTCTGTTGTTTCTAAAATCACGTGCAGATCTTTTACCTCTTTGAAAAGCATCTCGAGCGTCTCCGGTGCCAGAAAATTGTCTAGCACCGGATAGACCAGCTCTGTAAGCGTCTCTTACGTCGTCTCTTGTAGTAAATTTTACCACTTAAGCACCTATCATTGAATTAAGCACTAAAAGCACTATGATTGCAACTATACCGGCTTTAATCCAGTCTTTCATGCCCCAATCACTCCACTCTTTTAGATGTGCCCATAAATCTTTTAATAAATTCATGTTACCTCCTAATGTATCGTTGGTTTGTCCACATAACGTGTTAGATCATCTATAAAAAAGCTATCTGCAACGCTAGCAAACACATGGGCCGTATCATCGGCACCAATAGTTTCAATATAAAGATTCCTTGTAACAGCCATTAGCGCACTTGCAATCAATAATTTATCCTCTTCAGTTTTAATTTCTAATCTTGCTGCTTTGTCTAAATTTTGCATAGCTCTACTAATTATCGTCAGTTTGTCGTCCATTATTACCTTTGTTTAATGTAGCAAGTTTTTCTGCACTTTGCAATCTACGATCTTCTCGCAAAGTTTCCATGTTTTCTTTTATGTCTTCAATAGTTTGTTTATCAGACTCTGCAACAGCTTTCAATCCTTCTTTAAAGACAACTTCTTCGCCTTTAGCTTTCATTTGATCTCTAGCAAGATCTAATTTCTCTGCTTCTATGCCAATGTTAGCCATAATCTTATTGTCTTCTTGCTCTTGTTTTGCTGCTAATTCAACTGCTCTTAAATCAATTTCTTGTTGTTTTAATCTTACAAGTGGATCTTGAGTCATGTTACCAGCTTTTTCTTGCTCTTGTTTTGCCATCTCTTTTATCATTTCTGCTTCTAATTCAGAAATACGGGATTCTTTGACACGCATAAATTCTTGTTGTGCTTGCTGTAACTGTTGTGCCATTTGTGGATTTTGTTGTGCTTGTTGTGCCATTTGTTGCATTTGCATGTTTTGTTCTTTCATTTCGTCTTCAACTTGCAATGCAGCTATCAATCCTATGTGTTCCATTACGTGCGCTTGCATCATAGCGTATAACTGTGGATTAATTTGCACCATACGCGTAAACATAAATTCTGCGTGTGTATCTATGTGTGCTTTGTGATTTTGTTGTGGAAAAGCTTTTGGTTGTTGACCACGCATGGCAACAGAGTTTTCCATAGCAGGGCTCATAGGTTTTGGTTGTGATGGATCTGGTTTTAATAACGCATCTATATTGTCTACGTCTAATGCCTGGTATACTCTTCTGTATGCTTCACGTAAATTATGTAATGCAGGATTAGCCATTGCTAATTGCAATTGCTGTTGTGCCAACATAACACGTTGTGACATAGAAAATATATTTGGATTAGATACAGGTAATATATCTACACGTTCATCAAAATCAGTTTGTTTTATAAATCTGTTTCCACCTTTTACCATGTATGGATATTCTGGCGGTAAAAACAATTGTATACATTTTGCTAATAAATTAAATTCTGTTGCTTGTGCATAGTGCAATCTTTTGTGTATTGCACTCATGACTTTTGTGCCACGTTCTAATAATGCTAATGTTGTGCCAACAGGATTCTGTTGATTACCTTCGCCCATTTTCATGTCTGCAATTGCAGCAAATGATTTACCAGCATCGACACAGAAACCTAGTAATGCAAATAATACTTGCGAAGGTTCTTTGTAAGGCAATGGTAATAAAGATTCTTTTATAGATTGTCCTGTTACATCTACATCTCTAAATTCTCCTGGCTGTAAAGGTTGATCATGGTCACGTATACGCATGCCACGTGCTTTAAATCCTGCTGGTAGATTGGCAAGAGTACCTGCATCAATTAACTGTCGCAAAACACTTGTTGCAGTTCTTGACAATCCACCTAACATGTGGATCAAGCCAAATCCATAAAAGCCTAATCCGGGGAGGAATTTATAATGTGTAAAATAATCTACTCTAGATTTTGTTGGATCGTTTTCTGAGTAATTTCTTCTTATAGATAAAACAGTAGAAGAATGTCTGTCTATTGTAACAATGTATGGTAATTTAATACCACTTTCATCTTCAAAACCTGGAACGTCTGCGTCGACATGCATTTCTAATAATGTATGCTCATCATCGCCTGCGTTGTTGTCTGGTGATAAACCTTCTAGTTCATCTACCTTATCTGTTACGTCACTGTCTAAATCTACACTTCCTGATGTAATTGCTACATCTCTGTAAAATCCACTTACTTGCTGTTTACGTAAAGTGTTGCCATCAACTTTTGTAACATGTGTAATTCTTATTGCATCTTCTAATGATGCTGCACCATAATTTACAACGCAATCTTCTGCTGAAACAAATTTAGATACAGGACGCATTAACCCTGCATCGTAGTATGTTTTCTTAAATGCAGATCCTGATAACGGTAAATAAAATAGTAATTGATCCATGTCAGGATCGTATTCTTTCATAATGTGTGTAATTTGATAATTCATGTAATCTTTTACACGTTTAGCTTGTTGTTCTACTTGCGGTGTAATTTCACCAACTATTTCTGTATTAACTGGTCCGCCAGGTGGTAATAATTCTTTGTATGCTTGTGCTTGGAATTGTGTAACTGATTCTGCTAACAATGGATGTATAACACCACTAGCGCCTTCAAAAGGCTGTGTTCTGTCTTCGTATTTAAAACCTAACATGTCTAAACCTTTTGTGTAAGTATCTTCCCAGTCTTTTCTAGAATTTTTATCTGAGTCAAAAGAACTTGTTAGATCATCTGCAAACTTTCTTAACTCATCTTCTTCTATAAAATCAGCTAAGTTTGCATCAAAAGGTATTTGTGTTTGATCTATTTGTGTTTGATCAGTTATTTGTTCTGCACTTCCGTCTTCCATAATTTGAAAATCAGCGTCAAAATTTACGCCTCTATCTACATCAATTTCTTGTGCTGTTTCATTTGCGCCAACGTCAACACCTGCTGTTGCAAGTGCGTCAATTGCTTTTTCTATTGTGCTGGCAGCGACTGGTCTAGTTTTTGGTTTTGCCATAGTTTATCCTATCATAATGGTGAGACAACATCAACAAAAGAGGGGTAATGTATATATCCACCATCTTTCTTGTATATTTCTACTGGTTTAGTATCTGTAGCTTTATCAAACGTTATCAAAGGTATTTTTGCATACGTATTACCGTCACCATCTTTAATGTTTGTAGCAGAAAAATCAAGGTCTAAATTTTTTGCAGTTACTTTCATGGCTTTGCTAGCAATATTGTCATAGAAACCTAAATTACCTCTTGCATTAGCTCCGGTTGCATTTGCACCTCTATTTTTAGCTAATCCTGTAACCATTGCAACGCCGTCAAACCCTTCTTTTTGTGCTAAATTTATAGCTGTTTTAATTGCAACTTTTGCTTGGTTTTCAGATTTTTTAAATGGTCCTTCTGGGAACCCTTCTGTATTAGTAACCTTTGCCATTTGTTCATTTATTACCTCTAAGTTGTTTCTTATAAAATCTCTCTTAGTTTTTAATCTTTCTAATATGGTTGCAGCAGATGGATCAGTATGATTTGTAATTTTATCAATTTGATCACTTACTTTTTCTAACTCAGAGGTTAATGTAGTTTTTCTATCATTAAGATAAGCCATATCTTTTTGACCTGGGGCATCGGTCCTCGTTGCATATTTACTGCCTTTTTGTTGCACTGACTGGTGCATATCAGACTGTATTTCTTCTATAAACAATACACGTCTACCGGATTCATCTACGCGCTCCGAGGCTCTAAACCACATAAAAGGATTGTTACCGTCTTGGTTTGCAAAGTGTCCATCACCATAAGTATATTTAGGTTCTGCTGCACGTTTACTACCTTTTTGTGGATTAAACGTAAATGGCACCTCTATGTAGTTAGTTCCACCCTTTAAAAACTGTGCACCGCCATGTCTAACGTTATTTTTAGACATGTAAAAACCTTCTCCATCTTTTAAACGTTTAAATTTGTCTAAAACTGATTTTGAATAAAAAGGCACAACTTCGTCGCCAACGCCGTTTTTAATTACATTATCTACACCGTAAAATTTTTTATAAGTGTCATTTATTACAAATTCTATGTCTTTTGACATAGCATCCCAAGAATCATACTCAGTATCTAATATTGTACCTATTTTTTTACGCATATTGTCACCTGCAAGATCTGCAGGCTTGTTTTTTAGTTCTCTTATTTGTTCTATATCTGTTTGATTGTTATATCTATTAGTATGGCCTAAAAAAAGTCTAAAATCTTTTATGCCTTTTTCAAAAGGCTCAACTTGATTAATTTTATAAGTTAAAATTGGTTTTTCTTTTTTGTAAACGTTAAGTAAATCGTTTTTAGATATTGGTTTAGTATTATTGTACTTTCCAGTAGAAGGATCATAGTCTCCTAGGTTCATTATCACATTTTGTAAGCCAAATTCGTCTAATTCTGTTGGAGAAACACCTTGTTTTTTTAAATAATTAAGCCATTGTTGTGGTTGTGCCTTGTTCATAGGCGCATTTGCTAAAATTTGGTCTGATTTAAAGAAAAAAATTGAATTTGGGTTAACTGGAGCTACATTTTCTGCCACATTTACGTTTTTTGCACCTGAAGAAGGCAATTTTAACGTGTCAGCACCAAAATCTGTCGTTAAATCAGGTGGATCTTTAAGTTTAAACGGGTTACTTTTAGGAAATGCCATGGCTACTTGTACCTCATTAGGGTTTTCTTGCCTATTATATTGTGTTGTATCACCACCAAAGGAAAAACTACCTCTATCATTCTTAAGTCTATCATCTTTATAGCGTAAAAAATCTTCTTTTGTAGGTTCTCTACCAAAAATAGCAATAGCTTTATCAACTGGATCATACATTTCTGATTTTACACCTATTTCATCCATTCTTGCCACAATTTTATCTATGCCTTCTTGTGCTTTTTGTGCCACAAAATCATTGCCGTTTTCAAGTGCAAATGCTTTTCGTTCTAAAAATATATCTAAATTTTCTTCTAGTTTTATATGCTCTGCATTTTGTTTTTTTAATAAAAAATAACTTGGTCTTCTTAATCTTTCAAAATCTTGACGAGTAATTTTACCTTCGTCTAACAATGTGTAAAGTTTATCTAATCTTTTTTTCATAACAGAATGTGCTCTGTCAATGTCAGCAACATCTATTCCTAAGTCATTTGCCAAAGCTCTTCTTGCCATTTCATATTCTTTAGTTCCATATTTAACTTGCCTGTTTATAACTTCACTAAGTTGGTATGCTTTTATTTCGTTGTCTAAAGCTTTGTGTAAATCAGGATTAGTTTTTTTAATTGTATCTTCTAATCTTAAAAAAGAACCTACAACTTGATCGTGTTTAGTTCCTTTTGGAATAATTTTTCCATTATTATTTTTGCTATATAAATCAGCAACAGCATCACCAATAGTCATGTTGTTGTTTATCATGTGATCATACAATCTTTCGTATCTTGTAACACCAGTTTGACGTTGAACGTCAGCACTTGCTGCTTGTCCTTTTTGTCTTTGTTCGGTAGTTAGTTTTACATTTGATTCTTTACCGCCTTGAATCATTGCTTCATTTGACAATGCCTTGTAATTTTTAGATGCTGGATGATCAGGATATTTTTTAGCAATCTTACCTATTTGTGTTAAAGCATTTTGAAAAGGCGATCCTGTTTTATTAGGTGCATACACGCCATCATCAATTAATTTTTTTGCGTAATTTTGTACAGCGGTATAGTCTAATCCTTCTTGCGAAAAGAAATCAATAAATGCTTGGTCTTTTTTACTAATGTTAGGAGGCAATAGTGTATCAGCAGTATCAACACGTTTATCACCAATTAAATCTATATTACCCATTTCTAAATCTTCATTTACCTTCTGTTTAATTTTTTGTATTGGTTCTAAACCTTCTATGCCCATGCCTTCGTATGGATAAAACTCGGTGTGTAAAAAATTTTTTACATCTTCAGGATTTTTTCCAGCATCTACTAAGCTATTAAATATACCTGTGTATACTGCATCATCTACACCTGTGTAATTAGTTGACGCTACATCATCAATGTTATCAACACGTCCTATGTTTTTTAAATTTTTTAATACTGTTGGATTAGGCATTATTTTATATTGCTTAATATACCTTCGTATAAATATGGTTCTTTTCTTTGTTTTGTTACAACAGGTTTTGTTCTCATAGCAGTACGTCCAGCAGCCATTATTCCTTTTGCTGCAGGAACACCTACACCTGTAACCATACCAGCCATCATTGGTAACATGTACATAGGTCCAGTTCCCTCTGGTGGTAACATTTCAGGTCCTTGAAAAGCAATTTTATCAGTAACATTTTTTGCTACAAACTCTGCACCTGGGTTACCCTCTATTAACATTTCATCAAGTGGTCTGCTTACAGAAGATGCCAGTTGGACTAACTTACCGTCACGCATACCAAATACACCTTCGCTTGGTAATACAAGATCACCTTTTTTAGAAAAATAAGGATCTAATGTGAGATCAATTCCAAATAAACCTTCATCTACTTGTGGTAATTTGTTTACTATTATATTTTCTTGGTTCTCATCAAATGACATTATGCGCCACGTTTGATCTTTAAAATCTAATAATTGTTGTGCTAAATCTTCATCTAAAATTGCTTCATCTCTTAATTTATTAAAAACAGATGTAAAAGCTTCTACGTTACCTGTTTGTTGAGCAATTTTTACAGCGTTTCCAAATTCAGGACTAATCGCTCTTGCTGCATCAAATTCACTGTATTTATTTAGATCTGCCATGTGCTCTACAAATCTAGGATTAGATAAATATTCTTCTGTAGGAATAGTTAAACCACTTAACGCTTCTTGATCGCCACTGTAACCAAATGCATTACTAAAAATTCTATTAAAACCATCTATGGGACCATAGTAATCTCTATCTCTTGTGCCTTCATTTAACGGCGCATCTACTAACGCGTTTGCAATACCAACAGTTTCTATACCAGTTTGTACAGCACCTTTAGCTAAATCAGACGTGTTTTTTGCTAGTGCTTGATTAAGCTCCATTTGATCATCTGGATCAAGCCCTATGTTAAAACCGCCTAAGTAAAAGTTCTTAGTAGTATTGTCTTCTGTAGTTTGCATTTGTTGGTTCATCAGCAAAGTCGTCCTTTAGTTCAACGTAATAACCTTGACGGTATCGCATCAATGCTTGCGTCATGCTATCCACGTAATCGTCATGATCGCCAAAGGGGAATGCAGCACACTCCTCTATGACTTCCTCTGCCCAACGTCTATCGCTTGGTGCCCATACTGCACCAGATTCAAACAGCGGTGCCACGCTGTTCACTCTTGAATGTTTATCATTTCCCTTTGACGGTGTAAAGTTAATAACTGGTATGCCAGCCTTTTGTAATTCGTGTGTAAGTGGTAACCCGGACGCTTTGGCCTCGATTAGTACAACCTCTGGCTCCCAATACTTATACTCTTCCTGTGCTTTTTCTTTTAGTTCAGGAAAGTTCCATCTACCCTTTTTCGCGTCTAATAGTATTATGTTTGGTGCTCCACCTTCTGTAGGAGTAAATATACCCCATGTCGTAATTGCAGAATAGTCTGCCGTTTCTTTTTTGCTAAATGCTGTATCGTACGATTGTATTATATAATTTAACTCAGGTATCTGTTCATTATCCCACGCTTGCCACCACTCACGTTTTATAAGTGCACCCTCCTCGGCCACGGGATTTTGCATCCATTGTGCATTCCACTTGGCT